ATGCATGCCTGGGCGGATGTCTGGGCGCGCGACGACCAGTTGCCGCCGGACTGCGCGCAGGGCGGCGGGGACTGGACGACGTGGCTCGTGATCGGCGGGCGCGGCGCCGGCAAGACGCGCACGGGCGCGGAATGGGTACGGGGCATGGCGCTCGGCCTGCCGCCGTTCAGCGGGCGGCCGGTGGCGCGCATCGCGCTGGTGGGCGAGACGATCGCCGACGTGCGTGAGGTGATGGTGGAGGGCGTCTCGGGCGTGCTCGGCGTGCATCCGCGCGGCGAGCGCCCGGCGTGGATACCGACGCGCCGCAGGCTGGAATGGCCGAACGGCGCGGTGGCGCAGGTCTTTTCGGCGGAAGACCCGGAAGCGCTGCGCGGCCCGCAATTCGCCGCCGCCTGGTGCGACGAACTCTGCAAATGGCGGCAGGCGGAGGAAACCTGGGACATGCTCCAATTCGGCCTGCGGCTCGGCGAACACCCGCGCCAGCTCGTCACCACGACGCCGCGCCCTGTGCCGCTGCTGAAGCGGTTGCTGGCGGACCCGCGCGCCGCCGTCACCCGCGCCGCGACGCGCGCCAACGCCTGGAACCTCGCGCCAGCGTTTCTCGATGCCGTGGTGGGGCGCTACGCGGGCACGCGGCTCGGGCGGCAGGAACTCGACGGCGAGCTGATCGAGGAGCGGGCGGACGCGCTGTGGACGCGCGCCATGATCGACGCCGCGCGCATCGACGCGCCGCCGCCGCTGGCACGCATCGTGGTGGCGGTCGATCCGCCCGCAACGTCGGGCAAACGCGCCGACGCCTGCGGGCTGGTGGTGGCGGGACGCGACGAGGCAGGCCTGTTCCACGTGCTGGAAGACGCCACCATGGAGCGCGCCCGGCCCGCCGAATGGGCGGCGCGCGCCATCGCGCTCTACCATCGCCATGGGGCGGACGCGCTCGCCGTGGAGGTTAATCAGGGCGGTGAAATGGCCATCGCCGTATTGGGCGAGGTCGACGCCTCCGTGCCCGTCACGCCGGTGCGCGCCACGCGCGGCAAGTACCTGCGCGCGGAACCCGTCGCCGCCCTCTACGAACAAGGCAGGGTGCGCCACGCCGCCGCGTTCCCGGCACTTGAAGACGAGATGACCGATTTCGGGCCCGGCGGGCTCTCCAACGGCCGCTCGCCGGACAGGCTCGACGCGCTCGTCTGGGCCATCACCAGCCTGATGAGCGTGAAGAGCGGCGCGCCCCGGATCAGGCGGCTGTGACGGCTGGACTACGTCGGCGTCCGCCGGGCTTCACGCTTTTTTGAAGAGAGCCTCGCATTGGCTCGGGCGCGCGTTCGCGCTTGCCGCGCTTTGCGCGGGAGAGGGCGGCGCGCCCCGGATCAGGCGGCTGTGACGGCTGGGCGACGTCGGCGCCCGCCGGGCTTCACGCTTTTTTTGAAGAGAGCCTCGCATTGGCTCGGGCGCGCGTTCGCGCTTGCCGCGCTTTGCGCGTGAAGAGCGGCGCGCCCCGGATCAGGCGGCTGTGACGGCTGGACTACGTCGGCGTCCGCCGGGCTTCACGCTTTTTTTGAAGAGGACCTCGCCTTGGCTCGGGCGCGCGTTCGCGCTTGCCGCGCGTTGCGCGGGAGCGGGCGGCGCGATGTTCCGGGCGGTTTTGAAGGGAGAAGGGGATGAGCGATATCGGTTCCGCCGGCGGGTTTGCCGAGAACCTGACGGCGAGCGTGGAGGGTGCGCGGGAGGCGATGCTCGACCTTGAAGACGTCGCCCAGCGCTTCGGCAATACCGTCACCGGCGTGTTCTCGCGCGCCGTCGTCAACGGCAAGCAGTTCGACGACGTCGTCCGGACGCTCGGCACGCGGCTGACGCAACTCGCCCTGCAGGCGGCGCTGAAGCCGCTGGAAACGGCGGTGACATCCGGGCTGGGAAGTCTGCTCGACAAGGGTGTCAGCGCGGGCATCGGCTCGCTTGGCACGGCGCTGTCCGGCAACCTGCTGACGGCGAGCGCGGCGGGCAATGTCGTCGCGGGCGGCGCGGTGCGGCCCTTCGCCGACGGCGGCGTCATCGCCGCGCCGACCTATTTCCCGCTCGGGCGTGGGACCGGGCTCATGGGCGAGAAAGGCGCGGAAGCCATCATGCCGCTGACGCGCGGCCCGGATGGCAAGCTCGGCGTGCAGGCTGCCGGCGGGGGCGCGTCGACCGTCAACGTCACCATCAACGCCAGCGACGCGGAAAGCTTCCGCCGCTCCGAGGCGCAGGTCGCGGCCGCGCTGGCGCGAGCCGTGGCGCGCGGGCGGCGCGGACTGTAGCGCTCACCGAAAGCATCGCGCCGGCGCCATCGGATCGGCACGGCCGTCCATCCCGAAACATCAGGAAACGATCATGGCTTCTTTCATCGGCCGCCTTTTCGGCGGCGGAGGGCGCGCGGCCGCGCCCGTTCAGGAGGCTTCCGGGCCGCCGGAGCGCAAGACCTCGCGCACGGCCGCGCTGTTCGCCGTCTCGGAGCCCGGCCGGCCGCTGTGGACGCCGCGCGATTATCAGGCACTTGCGCGGGAGGGTTTTCAACGCAACGCCGTGGTACACCGCTGTGTGCGGCTCGTGGCGGAGGCGGCGGCTTCCGTGCCGCTGCTGCTGAAGGCCGGCCGGCGCGAGTTCGACACGCATCCGCTGCTGTCGCTCATCGCGCGGCCCAGCCCGCGCGAGGCGGGAACGGCGTTTCTGGAGGCGGTGTACGGCCACCTGCTGGTGGCGGGCAACGCCTATGTCGAGGCGGTTTCGCTCGACGGCACGCCGCGCGAGCTTTATGCGCTGCGGCCCGACCGCATGCAGGTGGTGCCGGGGCCGGACGGCTGGGCCGCGGCCTACGACTACCGCGCCGGCCACAGTGCTGTGCGTTTCCGGCAGGAGGGGGAGGTGCCGCCGATCCTGCATCTGCGGCTGTTCCATCCCGCCGACGATCACTATGGCCTGTCGCCCATGGAGGCGGCGGCTGTGGCGCTCGACATCCACAACGCCTCGGCGGGGTGGAACAAGGCGCTGCTCGACAACGCGGCGCGGCCCTCCGGCGCGCTGATCTACGCCGGGCCCGACGGCGCCAACCTGACGGACGCGCAGTTCGAGCGGCTGAAGGTGGAACTGGAGGCGCAGTTCCAGGGGGCGGCAAACGCCGGCCGCCCGCTGCTGCTGGAAGGCGGGCTGGACTGGCGGCAACTGTCGCTGACGCCGGCGGAGATGGACTTCGCGGAAGCGCGGGCCTCCGCCATGCGGGAAATCGCGCTCGCCTTCGGCGTGCCGCCGCTGATGCTCGGCCTGCCGGGCGATTCCACCTACGCGAACTACGCGGAGGCGAACCGGGCGTTCTGGCGGCAGACGGTGCTCCCGCTGGTGCGGCGCACCGCGCAGGCCATGGCGCACTGGCTGGCGCCCGCCTACGGCGGCGGCCTCTCGCTCGACCCCGATCTCGACAGCATCGAGGCGCTCGCCGGCGAGCGCGAGGCGCTGTGGCGGCGCATCACGGCGGCGGATTTCCTCTCCGCCGACGAGAAGCGCGAGGCCGTGGGCTACGGGAAGGGAGACCGGCGATGACGGACATCGTGACGGAGCTGCCGGCTGCCGTGCTCGCGCCGGTGGCGGAAAGCCTCATCGCGCGCGGCGACCTCGCCCATCTCGCACTGTTCCTGTGGGCGGGCGGCGCCTCGGCGCTGCTCGTGCTGACGCTGCGCGACCTTGCCGGCGCCAACCGGCGTTTCGACGCCTTCGTGCGCGAACTCGCGCGCTTCAATCGCCGCCACGACGGGGAAGACGGCTGACAAGGAGAATTGACCATGGCCCGTTCGATCAACCGCGCAAGGCCGGTGCCGAAGCGCGCCACCGCGCCGCGCAGGCCGGCGCCGCAAAAGGCCGACGAGGCGATCTCGGCCTTCATCCGCGTGCTGGAGCGGCTGGACGCCGCGCCCGCCGCGCCGCTGCCCACGGGGCTGGGGGCGAAGCAGAACAAGGCGCTGGACCGCGCGCCGGAGGGCCGGTGATGGAGGAACATCTGGTGACGGGCCGTCTTGCCGGCGGGCTGCGTCTTGCCGGGCGGCTGCCGGAGCTGAAGGCGGTGCCGAGCGTGATAGGGCCTGTCGACGGGGAAGGTGTGTTCGAGGGCTACGCGAGCCTTTTCAACGTGCCGGACCTCGGCGGCGACATCATCGAACCCGGCGCCTTCGCGGCGAGCCTCGCGCGGCGCGGTGCGGCGGGAGTGCGGCTGCTGTGGCAGCACGACCCCGGCGAGCCGCTCGGCACCTGGCTGTCGCTCGTGGAGGACGCGCGCGGGCTGAAGGTGCGCGGGCGCCTGAGCCTCGACGCGCGGCGGGCGCGGGATGTCGAGGCGCTGCTGAAAACCGGAGCCGTGGACGGCCTGTCCATCGGCTTCCGCACGGAACGCGCGCGGCGGGAAGCCTCCGGCGTGCGCAGGATATCCCGGCTCGACCTGTGGGAGGTCTCCATCGTGACCTTTCCCATGGCGCCGGGAGCACGGGTGCTCGCCGCGGCGCCCGCGACGAAAGGCAACCCGCCGCTGGCCGAGGCCATCCGGCGGGTGACGGCCGAACTTCATTCCTGAACGGAGATATGCCGATGACCGTTGAATACGATGTTGCCACGCTGCCGACCGGCGCGCCCGAGACCAAGGTGGCGCACGACAGGGCTTCGCATGGCGAGGTTGCCGCCGCCTTCGCGGAGTTCTCGCGCGCCTTCGCCGCCTTCCGCGAGGCCAACGACGCGCGCATCGACGCGCTGGAGACGCGCATGGCCGGCGATCCCGTGATCGAGGACAAGGTCGCGCGCATCGACCGGGCCGTGGACGAGACCAAAGGCAGGCTCGACCGGCTGATGCTGGAGGCGCGCCGGCCCGCGCTCGCAGGGATCGAGGGGCGCGCCGCCGATCCGGTGGTGGAGGAGCACCGGAGTGCGTTCGCCGGCTACATGCGGGGCGGCGAGACGGCTGGACTGAAGGCGCTGGAGCTGAAGGCGGGCGGCGCCCGCGCCCTCTCGGCGGGATCGGGGCCGGACGGCGGCTATCTGACGCCGGCGGCGGTGGAGCGGGACGTGCTGGCGCGCCTCGGCGACATCTCGCCCATGCGAGCGCTCGCCTCCGTGCGGCTTATCTCCGGCGCGGCCTACAAGGGCGCGGTCACGAAGACGGCGGCGGGCGCCGGCTGGGTCGCGGAGACGGGCGCGCGGGCGCAGACCGACACGCCCGTGCTGGCGGAACTCGACTTTCCCGCCCTCGAACTCTACGCGCTGCCCGCCGCGACGCAGACCCTGCTCGACGACGCGGTGGTCAACATCGAGGAATGGCTCGTCTCGGAGGTGGAAACGGCGTTCGCCGAGCAGGAGGGCAGAGCCTTCATCGAAGGCAGCGGCACGGGCCAGCCGAAGGGGGTCGTCAAGTATCCGACTGCCGCCCACGCGGACTGGGAATGGGGCAAGCTCGGCACCACCGTGACGGGCGCATCCGGCGCATTTCCGGCGAGCAACCCGGCCGATATCCTGCTCGATCTCATCTACAGCCTCAAGGCGGGCTACCGGCAGAACGGCGTCTTCCTGATGAACCGGAAAGTGCAGAGCGCCGTGCGCAAGCTGAAGGGCGGCGACGGGCACTACCTGTGGCAGCCGCCAGCCACCGCCGACCAGGCGGCATCGCTGTTCTCTTTCCCCATCGTGGAGGCGGAGCATATGCCGGACATCGGTGCCGACAGCCTCTCCATCGCCTTCGGGGACTTCCGGCGCGGGTATCTCGTCGTGGACCGCGCGGGCGTGCGCGTGCTGCGCGATCCGTATTCCGCCAAGCCCTACGTGCTGTTCTACACCACGAAGCGCGTGGGCGGCGGCGTGCAGGACTTCGACGCCATCAAGCTGCTGAAGTTCGGCACTTCCGCCGCGCCCGCGGCAGGCGGTTAACGCCACTCCGCCGTGCGGCCCCAGCGGTTCAGGGTGCCGTCGATGAAGCCGCGCTGGGGGGCGACGAGCACGCCCTGCGTGTAGAGGCCGCACTGGCTGTTGCCCGCGCCCTTCGCCCAGGTGGAGACGGCGATGACGGCGCCGTCTCCGCGCACGATGGGGCCGCCTGAGTCGCCCTGGCAGACGCCCGCGCCGGGGCGCTTCCCGAGCCCGGACGGATCGGCCGCCCACAGCAGGATCTTGCCCGGTCCGTAGGGCTCGACGGTGACGAGTTCCGCCGCGCGGAAGGTGCCCATCGTTTTCGGGTCGCCCTCCGCCGCCGTGCCCCAGCCCAGCGCGGTGACGGGCGTGCCGGCGCGCGGCAGCTTCGCCGCGCTGAGGGCAGCCGGCGCGAAACGGGCGGGCAGGGGCGCGGGCAGGCGGATGAGGGCGAGGTCTATGGAGCGCTGGCGCGCCTCTATCGCGCCCGCGTTGTAGCCGCCGTGCGTCGCGACCTCGGCGGGCTCCAGCAACACCGGCTCGCCGGAGGGGTCGCGGAAATGGACGCGGATCTCGCGCCCGCCCGCGACGCAATGGCCGGCGGTGAGCACCGCATCCCGCGCCAGCACGATGCCGGAACACACGCCGCCGCCCTTCGACAGCACCATCACGGTGCGCGCCTTCAGCGGGCCGCCGTTCTCCGCGCCGCGGACGATGGCGGCGGCCGGCGTGGCGGCCAGACCAGCAACAAGCGAGGCAACGACCGTTGCCACCGCGACATGCACGCGCGCGTTCACGCGCGCCGATTTCCGAAGGATCATCATGACCCCGCTTCTCCTGACCGGACCGGCAGCCGAGCCGGTGACGCTCGCCGATATCAAGGGTTACCTGCGCCTCGACCATGACGACGAGGACAGGCTCATCACATCGCTTATGACAGCCGCGCGGCTGATGGTCGAGGCCGAAAGCGGCCGTTGCCTCGTCGCGCAGACCTGGCGGCTGGTGCTCGACCGCTGGCCGGCGGCAGGCCCGATCCGGCTGCCGCTTTCGCCCGTCATCAGGCTCGACGGCGCGCGCGTGTTCGATGCGGCGGGCGCCGCGACGGCGGTGCCGGCGACGCATTTCCATGTGGATACGCTCGCCGAACCGCCGCGTCTTATGCCTGCGGCGGCACTGCCGGCGCCGGGACGGCCGTTCTCCGGCATCGAGATCGATGTCACGGCCGGCTACGGAGAGGCCGCCGCCGACGTGCCGATGCCGCTGCGGCAGGCGGTGCGGGCCATCGTGGCGCGCTGGTACGAGCATCGCGGCGACGGCACCGGCGAGGTGCCGGCCATTCCGCCCGAGGCGCTGGCGCTGATCGCGCCCTACCGGCGCGGGAGGCTGTGAGATGGCGGTGCGCGGAATCGGCGAGCGGCGGCGGCATTTCTGGCTGGAGGCGCCGGTGGAGCAAAGCGACGGCGCGGGCGGCGTGGTGCGCCGCTACGCACGCCGCGCCCGCCTGTGGGGAACGCTGGAGGCGGTCGGCGCGTCGTCCGGCGCGGCGCGGGAGGCGGCGGAGCGGCGGGAGATCGCCACGACGTGGCGTATCGTGACCGGCTTTAGGGCCGATATCGACGGCCGCAGCCGGCTGCGGCTCGGCGGCCGTGTGTTCGCGGTGCTGTCCGCCGCCGACCCCGACGGGCGGCGCCGTGGCCTCGTCGTGGTGGCGGAGGAGATCACGCCATGAGCGGGGCGGAAGCGAAAGGGCCGGTGCTGGCGCTGCGCGAGGCCATCGTCACGGCACTGGCGGGGGATGCGGCGCTGACGGCGATGCTCGGCGGCGCGACGATCCGCGACGAGGTCCCGCGCGGCGCGCGCGGTGTGTACGCCGTGTTTTCGGAAACGCGGCTGCGCGACTGGTCGACGGGCAGCGACCAGGGCCACGAGCAGGACGTCGCCATCAGCGTGTGGTCGGTGGAGGGCGGGGCGCGGATGGCGCTGCGCGCGGCGGCGCGGATCGGCGAACTGCTGGACGGAGCGGCGTTGACGCCAGACGGCCACCGGCTGGTGAACCTGCGGGTCACGTCGTCCGAAACGCGGCGCGATACACGCGCCGACCGCTCCCGCGTGGTGCTGCGGCTGCGGGCGGTGACGGAAGTACTCTCAACCCGGAATTGATGGAGGAGCGGATGGGTGCCCAGAAAGGCAAGGACCTGCTGCTGAAGGTCCGCGACGGCGGCGGCGTCTTCGTGACGGTGGCGGGCCTGCGTGCCCGCCAGATCGCGTTCAACGCGGAGGCCGTCGACGTGACGCACGCGGAATCCGTCGGGCGCTGGCGTGAGCTGCTGGCGGGGGCGGGCGTGCGGCGCGCGGCGGTGACGGGCGCCGGCGTGTTCAAGGATGAGGCGTCCGACGCGCTTGTGCGCCAGAGCTTCTTCGACGCGACCATCGCCACCTGGCAGGTGATCGTGCCCGATTTCGGGCGGATCGAGGGGCCGTTTCAGGTGACGAGCCTCGAATACCGCGGCGACCACGCCGGCGAGGTGACGTTCGATCTGGCGCTGGAATCGGCCGGCGCCCTCGTTTTCAACGCATTGTGAGGACGGTCATCGGGAGGACGATTATGGCCAATCGCAGACGGGGCGAGATCGAGGCGGTGCTCGCCGGAGAGCGCCATAAGCTGGTGCTGACGCTGGGCGCGCTCGCGGAGCTGGAGGGCGCCTTCGGCGTCGCGGACCTCGCGGCGCTCGGCCGGCGGCTGGCGGCGGGCGGGCTCTCGGCGCGCGATATCACGCACATCCTGCAGGCGGGACTGCACGGGGCGGGCAGCAGCCTCGACGCCTCCCGCCTGCCGGTGGCGCGGGCACTGCCGGAAATCTTGCGCGCCGTGACGGAGCTGCTCACCGCGACCTTCGGGCAGGAGGAAGCCGCAGGCGGGCCTTCGCACGCCGTTGACGCGGCGCGGCCTTTTCCGTGGGAGGAGGCGATGCGGCTGGGTTTCGGCGTTTTGCGGCTGTCGTCGCGCGCCTTCTGGGGCATGACGCCGCGCGAGCTGGCGGCGGCGTCGGCGGGCATCTATGGGCCGCCGCGCGCGCCGCTTTCCGGCGGGGAGCTTGCGGCGCTGATGCGCGCCTTTCCGGACGACACGGGAGCATGACGATGCCGGCAGGTTTTCATGAAGTGCGCTTTCCGCTCGATGTAACGCCCGGTGGGCGCGGCGGGCCGGAATGGCGCACCGACGTTGTGACGCTCGGCTCCGGCGCGGAGCATCGCAACGCGCGCTGGGTGCAATCGCGCAGGCGCTACGACGCCGGCTACGGCATCAAGACGCTCGATGCGCTGCACGCAGTGCTCGTCTTCTTCGAGGAACGGCGCGGCAGGCTTTTCGGCTTCCGCTGGCACGACCGGATGGATTGCCGCTCGGGAGCGCCCTCGCGGACACCGGCCTTCACCGACCAGCGGATTGGCACCGGCGACGGCGCGGCGCGGACGTTCCAGCTCGTGAAAAGCTACGGGACGGGCTACGCGCCTTATGTGAGGCGGATCGCCAAACCGCTGGCAGGAACGGTCTCCGTCGGCCTCGATGGAGCCGCGCTGCCGGCGGAGGCGTTCGATGTCGACACCGCGACGGGGCGCGTGACACTCGCGCAGGCGCCGCAGGCGGGGGCGGCGGTGACGGCCGGGTTCGCGTTCGACGTACCCGTGCGCTTCGATACCGATGCGCTTGGCATCGATTTCGCGGCGTTCTCGGCCGGCGTCATCCCGGCCATTCCGCTCGTCGAAATCCTGGATTGAAAAGGAGGCGCCATGCGCGCGCTATCGGATGGGCTCTCGTCGCACCTCGGCGAGGGCGTGACCACGCTTTGCCGCTGCTGGAAGCTGCTGCGCCGCGACGGCACGGCCGCGGGTTTCACCGACCACGACCGCGATCTGCATTTCGCGGGTGTGACCTTTCTGGCCCGCTCCGGACTGGAGGCGGCGGAGGCGACGGCGGAGCTGGGCTTCGCCGTTTCGGGCGGCGACGTGGCGGGCGTGCTGGCGGCGGCCAGCATCACGGAGGAGGATCTCGCCGGCGGGCAATATGACGACGCGGGTGTCGAGACGTGGCTCGTGAACTGGGCGGACGTCGCGCAGCGGCTGCTGCTCGACGTCGCGTCCATCGGCGAGATCAGGCGCACCGAGCATGCCTTCACGGCGGAGCTGCGCGGCGCGATGCACCGTTACGATCAGGAGCAGGGCCGGGTCTACCGGGCGGATTGCGCGGCCGATCCCGGCGACAGCCGCTGCAGGGTGGCGCTCGACGCGCCGCATCTGCGCGCGGCGGGAACGGTGGAGACGACGGACGGGCGGCTCGGCTTCTCGGCGGCGGTGCTCGGCGGATACGCGGACGGCTGGTTCACGGGCGGTGTGCTGACGTTTCAGGGCGGCGCGAACGCCGGCGTCACCGCCGGGGTGAAGGCGCACCGGGGCGCGACGCTGCAATTGTGGACGCCGGCGGCGAGGGCAATCGCGGCGGGCGATGCGTTCGCCGTGACGGCTGGCTGCGACAGGAGTTTCGCCACCTGCCGGGCGAAGTTCGGCAACGCGGTGAACTTTCGCGGCTTTCCGCACATGCCCGGCAACGATTTCGTCGTGCGCTACCCGTCGCAGGGCGAGCCGGGGCTCGACGGCGGGAGCCTGTTCCGATGATCGCGCGCGCTGCCATTGTCGCGCAGGCGCGAAGCTGGATCGGCACGCCGTACCTGCATCAGGCGGCGCTGAAGGGCGTGGGCTGCGACTGCCTGGGGCTCGTGCGCGGCGTCTGGACGGCGCTGTACGGCCGCGCGCCGGAAACGCCGCCGCCCTACAGCGCCGACTGGGCGGAGGCGGGCGGCGTTGAGACCCTGCGCGACGCGGCGCTGCGGCACCTCCGGCCGGTGAGCCCGGACGCCATCCGGGCGGGCGACGTGCTGCTGTTCCGCTGGCGCGCGCATGTGCCGGCGAAGCACCTCGCCATCGCCAGCGAGGCGGGGCCGGACGGCGCGCGCATGGTGCATGCGCACGACGGCGCGGCCGTGTGCGAGGTGGCGCTGTCGGGGTGGTGGCGGCGGCACCTCGCCGGCGCCTTCTCGTTTCCCGATTCTCTCGACCAGTGAAGGAGGGCGCGGATGGCGACGCTTGTGTTGCAGGTGGCGGGGGCGGCCGTAGGCGGGCTCGTCGGCGGACCCGTGGGGGCGATTGCCGGGCGGGCGCTCGGCGGACTCGCCGGGGCGATGATCGACAGCACGCTGTTCGCGCAGGGCGGCGGCACGCAATACCGCGAGGGGCCGCGCCTGGCCGACATGGACGGGCTGACCTCGACGGAGGGAGCGCCGGTGCCGCGCGTCTACGGGCGGGCGCGTATCGGCGGGCAGCTCATCTGGGCGACGCGGTTCGAGGAGAACGTCGAGCACGAGGTGACGCGCAGCAGCGCGCGCGGCGGCAAGGGCGGCGGCGCTAAAAGGCAGACGACCGTCACGACCACCTATTCCTACTATGCCAACCTTGCCATCGGCCTGTGCGAGGGCGAGATCGCGCAGGTGCGGCGTGTGTGGGCGGACGGGCAGGAACTCGATCCCGAAATCGCCTTCCGCGTCTACAGGGGCACGGAAGACCAGCAGCCGGACCACCTGATCGTGGCCAAGGAGGGCGAGGCGAATGCGCCCGCCTATCGCGGCCTCGCCTATGTGGTGTTCGAGCGCCTGCCGCTCGCGGAATACGGCAACCGCGTGCCGCAGTTCTCGTTCGAGGTGGTGCGGCCGGCTAACGGGCTCGGGGCGCGGATCAGGGCCGTCGAGGTCATTCCCGGCGCGTCCGAGTTCGCCTACGACACGGCGGCGGTGGTGCGGCTGGGCGCGCCGGGGGTGAGCGTTTCCGAAAACCGGCACCAGCGCGAGCGGGAGGCGGATGTGCTCGCCTCCTTCGATGCGCTCGCGGCCGTCTGCCCCAACCTGGAACGGGTGGCGATCGTCGCGAGCTGGTTCGGCGACGACCTGCGCGCGGGGCATTGCACGATCACGCCGCGAGTCGAGCATGCGGCGAAGGAAACCCACGGCGGCGAATGGTCCGTGGCCGGGTTGACACGGGCGCAGGCGCGGACGGTGAGCAGCGTGGACGGCGCGCCGGCCTATGGCGGCACGCCTTCCGACGCCTCGGTGAGGGCGATCATCGCGGAGGCGAAGGCGCGCGGCTGGGCGGTGACGCTCTATCCCTTCGTCATGATGGACGTGCCGCCCGGCAATGCCCTCCCCGATCCGTACACGGGCGCGGCCGGACAGCCGCCCTATCCCTGGCGAGGGCGCATCACCTGCGATCCCGCGCCCGACCGCGCCGGCACGGTTGACGGCACCGCGGAAGCGGCGGCGCAGGTGAAGCGGGTCTTCGGCGCGGCGGACGGCCCGGGCCTGCGGCGGCTGGTGCGCCATTACGCAACGCTCGCGGCGGAGGCCGGCGGCGTGGATGCCTTCGTCATCGGCTCGGAACTCGTGGGGCTGACGCGCGTATGCGCGGCGCCCGGCGTCTATCCGGCCGTCGCGGAACTCGTGGCGCTCGCGGCGGAGGCGCGCGCCATCCTCGGTGCGGGCACCGCCATCACCTACGCGGCGGACTGGACGGAATACGGCGCGCATGTGCGCGACGGCGGGCGGGAAGTGCGCTTCCCGCTCGATCCGCTGTGGGCGGACGCGAACATCGACGCGGTGGGCATCGACTTCTACGCGCCGCTCTCGGATTGGCGCGACGGCACAGGCCATGCCGACGCGCGGGAAGCGGAGTCCGTCCACGATCTCGACTACCTCCGGCGCCGGGTGACGGCGGGCGAGGGCTTCGATTGGTATTACGCCAACGCCGCCGGGCGGGCGGCGCAGCAGCGCCTGCCTATCACGGATGGCGCTCATGGCAAGCCGTGGATATTCCGCCAGAAGGACATCGCCGGCTGGTGGGGCAATGCGCACGTGGAGCGCGTCGACGGCGTCGAAACGGGCGCGACCGCATGGGTGCCGTGCGGCAAGCACGTGTGGCTGACCGAGATCGGCATTCCGGCGGTCGACCGCGGCACCAACGGGCCGAACGTGTTTCCCGATCCGAAATCCTCGGAATCGGCCTATCCGCCGTTCTCGCGCGGCACGCGCGACGACCTGATCCAGAACCGGGGGCTGACGGCGCTGCTCGATGCCTACGGCTCCGGCGGGACGGCGGCCAATCCGCTCTCGCCGCGCGACGGGTTGCCGATGGTGCCGGCTGACCGCGTGTATGTATGGACGTGGGACGCGCGGCCCTATCCGGCCTTTCCGGCGCTGACCGACGTGTGGCGCGACGGCGGCAACTGGGAGACGGGGCACTGGCTTACCGGGCGGCTCGACGGGCTGACGCTGGACGGCCTCGTCGCGGCGGTGATCGCCGACTGGGGCCTGTCGGCCGCCGACGTCATGCTCGACGGGGAACTCGACGGCTATGTCGTCGACCGGCCCATGTCGGCCAGGCAGGTGCTGGAGCCGCTGGCGAGCGCCTTCGGCTTCCATGCCGTGGCGAGCGGCGGGGCGGTGCGCTTCCGCGCCAACGCGGGGCCTGCCGCCGTCGCGCTGGCGGCGAGCGAGATCGTGCCGGACGGGGAGGGCGCGGGCATCACGCTGCGGCGGGCGCAGGAAACGGATCTGCCAGGCGAGATCAGGCTCGGCTACACGGACGGCGACCGCGACTATCGCCGCTCCGCTGCCGTCTCGCGCCGTGTCGCGACGGGCAGCCGGCGCTCGGAAGGGCGGGAGCTGGCGGCGGTGCTGCGGGCAGGGCTGGCGCAGCATCTGGCCGATACGGGATTGCAGGCGCTGTGGGTGGGGCGCGAGACGGCCGCCTTCGCGCTTTCCACGCGGCAGGTAAGGCTGGAGCCCGGCGATGTCATCGCGCTGCCGGTCGGCGGGGAGACGCGGCCGTTCCGCGTTTCCCGCATCACGGACGGGGCGGTGCGGCAGGTGGAGGCGCATGCCGTGGAGCCTTCGCTGCAGCGGGACGCCGTGCCGACGCTGCCGCGCCCGCTGCCCGCCGTTCCGCAACTGCCGGGGCCGCCCGCCGTCACCGTGCTCGACCTGCCGCTCGCGACCGGTGAGCCCGCGCCGCTGCAGGCGATGGCGGTGTTCGCCGATCCGTGGCCGGGGCGCGAGGCGATCTGGCGCGCGGGCGATGGCGGCGGCTTCGCGCTGCATGCCGTCGCGGAGCTGCGCGCCATCGCGGGCGAGACGCTGACGCCGCTCGGGCCGGGGCCGCTCTGGCGATGGGATATGGGCAACAGCGTCGACGTGCGGCTGCGCGGCGGACTGCTCACCAGCCTCGACGACGCGGCCGCGCTGGCGGGCGGCAACGCTGTCGCCGTGCAGGGCGCGGATGGGCGCTGGGAAATTCTCTGCGCGGCGCGCGCGGAACTGGTGGCGGCGAATACGGTGCGGCTGTCGCGGCTGCTGCGGGGGCTGGGCGGCTCCGAAGCGGAGGCGGCGCGCACCGTGGCGGGCGGGGCGGCGGTCGTCGTGCTCGATTCCGCGCTGGTGCCGCTGACGACGGATGCGGGCGAGATCGGGCGGCCGTGGCGCTATCGCGTCGGGCCGGCTTCCGGCGATCATGCAGGGCCGATGGTCGTGGAAGTCACGGCCGCCGCGACGGCGCAGGCGCTGAAGCCGCTGGCGCCGGTGCATCTTTCCGCCCGCCGCACGGCGGACGGGATCGCCATCGGTTTCATCCGCCGCGCGCGGACAGGCGGAGACAGCTGGGAACTCGCGGAGGTGCCGCTGGCGGAGGCGATCGAAGCCTACGAGATCGACATTCTCGCCGGCGACACCGTGAAACGCACGCTCTTCGCCACGGCGTCGCCGGCGCTCTATCCGGCGGCGCAGGAACTCGCGGATTTCGGCTCCGCGCAGGGCGCGATCGGCGTCGCGGCGTTCCAGCTCGGCGCGACGGTCGGGCGTGGCTTTGCGGCGCGGGCCACGTTGAAGGTTCTCTGAAAGGATATCCCACCATGAGCGAGACGACGAAACTGCGGCTGCCGCTGTTGGCGGCGGCGCAGGCGCAGAAACACGTCACCCACAACGAGGCGTTGCTGAAGCTCGACGCGCTGCTGCATCTGGAGGTCATCGACCGGGATCTCGCCGCACCGCCTCCCGGCCCCGCCGACGGCGACCGCTATATCGTGGCGGCCGGCGCGTCGGGTGCATGGGCGGGCGAGGACGGCCATGTCGCCGTGTGGCAGGACGGCGTCTGGCGCTTCCACGTGCCGCAAACCGGCTGGCGGGCGTACGTGCGCGACGAGGGGGCGCTCTGCGTCAAGGCCGACGCCGGCTGGTTGGCGCTCGGCGCGGGCGGAGGGGCGTTGCAGAACCTGACGCTGTTCGGGCTCGGCACGCAGGCGGACGCCGAGAACCCGTTCGCGGCGAAGATCGGCAAGGCGTTGTGGACGGCGAAGACAGTGGCCGAGGGAGGCACCGGCGACCTGCGCTACACATTCAACAAGGAATCGGCCGCGAACGTGCTCTCGCTGCTCTTCCAGCGCAACTGGTCGGGCCGGGCGGAGATGGGGCTGATCGGCAGCGACGACCTGCAGGTCAAGGTCTCGGCGGACGGCGCGACATGGCGCGAGGCGCTGCGCATCGACCGCGCGACGGGGCGGGTGACGTTCTCGCAAGGCATCGCGCCGCGCGCGTGGGTGACGCTGACGGACGCCGCGACCGTCGCCATCGACGCGGCGGCCGGCGACAAATTCCGCCTGACGACGAGCGGCACGCGGACGCTGGGAAAACCGACCAATCTCACGGACGGCGTGCGCTTCCTGCTGCGCGTCATCAACAGCGCGGCGACGACGCTGACGCTGAACGCGGCCTATGCGCCGCTCTCCGGCAGCGTGCCCGCGCTGCGCACCGGAGCGGGGCAGGGCAACACCTTCGACTGCGTCTACGACGCGGCCGCCGACAAGATTTTCTATGCCTGGTACTGACGGACGGGAGACTGCCTTGAGCTGTGCGAAGGGGCGCGTTCCGCGCCACGATTTCCACCTGCGGCGCGGCGACAGCGCCACCATCGTCCTGCGTTTCAGGACGCTGTCGCAGACGGGCGCGACGCGCCTGCTCGACCTTGCCGAAAGCGACATCACACTCGCCGTGGAGTGGCCCGGCGGCGGGCTGGTGCGCCGTTCCGGCAACGGAGGGCTTGCCGTCGACGCGCGTGCCGGCACGGTCGCCTGGCGGCCGGAGCCCGGCGAGACGCGCGCCATTCCCGAAGGGCGCGTCGCCACCTACCGGCTCCTGCGCGAGCTGGTGGACGGCGAACGGCGCACGCTGCTGACGGGCTTCGTCATCGGTGCCGGAACCACGGGCGAAGGAGGAGATGCTGACGATGTGTGACAACGACTGCGCGACGGTGGTCGAAATCCTGATCCCCGGCCCTCAGGGACCGGGCGGTGTGGGCAACAGCGGCATCGGCGGCTATTCCGTCGCCGTCGAGAACGCCGCGGAAGGCCATATCCTCGTCTTCGACGGGGAGGTGTGGGAAAACCGCCCGCAGCCGGCGGGACAGGGCGACATGAAAAAGGCCGTCTACGACGCGGACGGCGACGGCAAGGTCGACGTGGCCGCCGTCGCGGACGCGGTGGCGTGGGCTGGCATCGCGGACGTGCCGCAGAGCTTTCCACCTGCTGCGCACGCGCACGACACGGCGCAGGTGACGGGTCTCGACGCAGCGCTGGCCGCGAAAGCGCCGCTCGACTCGCCGACCTTCACCGGCGTGCCGACCGCGCCGACGGCGGAGCCGGGCGCGAACGGCGGGCAACTCGCGACAACGGCGTTCGTGGCGGCGTCCATCGGCGCATTCGAACCGGCGGTGACGTGGGACGCGATCGCCGGCCGGCCGGAAGCCTATCCGCCCGCCACGCACGGCCACGGCATGGCGGAAATCGCCGGCCTCGGCGAGGCACTCGCACAAGCGGGCAGGATCGCCGGGCCGGAGACGACGCTCGCGGGCGCGCTCGCCTACTTCGACGACACCACCGGCGCGCTGCTATCATCCGGAGACGACACGATGACGAGCCTGACCACCGCACTGGAGGCGATTGCCGGGGCGATCGCCGAGCATCCGGGCACGACCCCTTCCGCGCCGACGTGGGAGATGCTGACCGGAAAGCCCGCCGCATTTCCGCCCGCGGAGCACCTGCATCCGTTGTCGGACGTGACGGGTCTCGACGCGGCACTGGGCGGAAAGGCGGACGCTTCGGCGCTGCCCACGCCCGCGAGCGTCGGCACGCTGCTGGCCGGCGCAGACGACGCAGCCTTCGCCACGGGAAAGGGAATTGCGGACGCCAACGCGCCCGTGGCGCTCGATGCCACCGGTGAGACGGTCGCCATCGATCTGGCGGCGGGTCTCAATTTCACGCTCGCGCTGCCGGACAGCCGCACCGTCGCCAACCCCGCCAACGCGCGGCCGGGGCAATCTGGCAGCATCTGGGTAACGCGCACAGCCGCAGGCGCGGTGCCGTCGTTCGGCGCTCACTGGCGGCCGGCCGGGGGCAGCAGCGCATTCAGCGCGGACACGAATGCGGCCGACCTCGTGACATTTCTCGTCATCGCGCCGGGCGTCGTGGCCTACACGGTGCTCGGCGGCTTCGCGGCGTAGGAGGGGAACATGATGCTGGGCCTGCATCCCATGTTGATGGGAGAGATGGCAAAGCCGGAGCCGCCGGGCGTGTGGAAGGCGTATGCCTCGGCGTCGCCGCGCACGATCCGCTCCGTCATCCACGTCAACGGACTGTTCGTGGCGGTGGGGGACGGCGACACGATCCAGACGAGCACTGACGGCGCCAACTGGACGCTGCGCAGCAGCGGCACCGCCGGCGACCTGCGCAGCGTGACCCATGGCAAGGGCCAGTTCGTGGCCGTGGGCGACAAGTGCCAGATATACACCAGCCCGGACGGCATCGGCTGGGCGTCGCACGGGACGCCGGAAGAGGCCGCCGGCGGCATGTGGAGCGTCGCCTACGGCAATGGCCTGTTCGTGGCCGGCGGCGACGGCGGCACGATGTATACGAGCTGGGACGGCGTGTACTGGGCGGCCCGCGCCGGCCACTACGCCGCCAACGCCTACGCGCTGATCTATACCGATTATACCGGCAGCCTGTTCGTGGCCGGATGCGGCGGCGGGCGGTTCCAGACGAGTACCGACGGCATCTTCTGGATGCCCGGCGACGACTTCGGCGTCAGCGCGGTGCGCGCCATGGCCTATGTCGGCGGCGTGTTCGTGGCCGTGGGCGACAGTGGCGTCACGCAAACGGGCACTAATGGCAAGAAGTGGACGCGCCGGTCCGGCGCCCACACGAGCGACATCCACGCGCTCGCCCACGGCGGCGGCCTGTTCGTCGCGGGCGGAGACAGCGGCGCGCTCCAGCGGAGCGCGGACGGAATCACCTGGCAGGCGGACGCCGGGGCGCAAACGGGCGATATCCGGAGCCTCGTCTACGCCGGCGGCCAGTTCGTCGCCGGCGGGCAGGGCGGCCAGATCCAGAAAATGAGATGGCCGTAGCGCATTTTTGCTTGAAAACGCTTTAACGCCGGGAACCGGATGCAATGCCGCCATCCGGGGCGGCTTTTTTGTGGCTGAACTTCTTCATCAAACGAACATGGAGGCCAGCATGGACCGCAAGGTAACGGACCTCGTCATCGACCGCATCAGGCAATGGGAGGGGCTGCGGCTGACCGCCTATCGCGACGCGGGCGGTGTGTGGACCATAGGCTACGGCCACACGGGCGCGGAGGCGCGCGCCGGCCGGACCATCACGCGCGAGCAGGCGGAAGCGCTGCTGCGGCGCGATCTCGCCCGCTTCGAGGCGGCGGTGGAAAAGGCCGTCGGCGTGCCGCTGTCCGACAACCAGTTCGGCGCGCTGGTGTCGTTCGCGTTCAACGTGGGGGAAGCGGCCTTTGCCGGCTCGACGCTGGTGAAGCTGCTCAACGGCGGCGACTACAACAGTGTGCCCGCGCAGCTCGCCCGCTGGGTCCACGCCGGCGGGCGACGGGTGCAGGGGCTGGTCAACCGCCGGGCGGCGGAGGCGGGCCTGTGGGCCGCGGGCGCGTTCGTGTCGTCCGCGCCGGTGGCGGCTTCCGTGCCGCCGCAGGGGTTGCTGACGGCGGAATCCGCCACGGCGACGGCAGGCGTGCTCTCGGCCGTCGCCACGGCGGCGAGCACGCCGGGACCGCTGCAATGGCTGTTCATGGCGATCCTCGTCGCTTCCTACGGCTTCAGCGCACTGTCGTGGTGGTCGCGCCGCCGGGAGCAGGCACGGTGA